GTTTTTACTATTTGGATACTGAATAATTTTTTCAATTATATTATAAATCGCGCCTTCGATATCTGTTTGTGTTGAAAAAGTAAAAGTTTGCTTTTCTTCATAATTTTCTTTGTAAATAACTCCGTCATCTACAAATAAACTAGTGTTTGAATATTTTCCACTAGCATCCTTTAAATCAAAATACCTACTTATACCGCTAGAAATTCTATTTGTACTTTTAGTTTTAATAATTTCTTGACTTACTGCAAGAGGACCAATATTATAATCTTCTCCTGTAACTAATCTATCTTGTGTATAATAAGTTGCAGGAGCATTTGCTTTTATTTCTTCGTTAGATTCTGTTGCTGTGCCGTTACTAACAGTAGATGTTAATTTTAAGCCAAGTGTTAATGTTTCTTTGCTACCTGTTCTTGTTTGATAAGGTATTTCTATTTGTACAAGTCCTATTGAACTAGGTGTAATAATTGCTCTTGTTCCAGAACTTGTTCTATAATAAACTTTAAAGTCGCCTGATGGCAAATTACCAAAAACGCCATCACTAAAGACTAGATTAATCCTATCGCCAATTCTCGTTGTTGCTGCAAATACATCTCTAGTACTGTTAAACAAACTGTTATATACAACATTGTTTCCTTCTACTGAGTCAATTTTAGTCCAAGCTGCATTTTCAAATCCTCCGGAATTCAAACCGTATAACCAAATATCAGTATTATTGATATTCTCTGCATCAATAGCAATTGATTGATTTGGAGTAGGATTTGTAATTGAAAATGTTCCGCTATCTAACTTTCCTTGTCGGAAAGCCATAAAAAATCCTGTGTTAGCACTGCCGGCACCTTGTCCGTCATCTCTAAATAACATAGCAGGGTTGTTGCCTGGGAGCGGAGGTTCTTCAACAAGTGCATCTCCTATAATATCTGTACTTACAACTTCAAATCTTGTATTAACACCTTCAATTCTTTTTGTAAATGGGTAAATTGCCGGAGCTGTATTAGTAGAATTAAATTTATATTTTTGTGTTGCAACACCGGCAATAGATGACGACTTTAAAGGATTACCGACAGAGTTTTGTACAGGCAACGCTGAATTTATTATTTTTAAAAACTGTTCAAAATAACTTGAATTAGTTTGGTCATTCCATTTTACTGTAATTCCTGCTAAATTTAATCCAGTACTATCTACAACATTTTCTGTAGTCTTAATTGTATTAATTTTCATCAAACCATTAGCTGCTTGATTACGTCTTGGATTATATGCAAGCATACGAGCTAGACGTAAGACGCTTTCTCTACGTTCTGCTGTTTCAAGGAAATTTTCTCTTGCATTTAGATCAATACGGAATGATAGGTTTTGCCCAAGGAAAGCAATCATATCAATCAATGCAAGATATTCACTAGATTCAATATAGTCGTTAAAATCTTCTGGATAATTTTGACGCAGATAATTAATCATTGTGCGTCTTAAATTGTCAAAATCGTATGATTGAAAATCAGCGTTACGATATGATTGATAAATTCTTTTCCAGTCCTCAGCTACTAATAACCGTGACTGCCTATCAGTTGCAGACATATGCTTTTCCTTGTTTACTAATGATATTTATCTGAATAGAAAAAGTGCGTATTTAATTTTAACTTAATAAACCGTTTTCTTTGTCAAATTTAAAACGTAACTGATCTTGGATTTTGTAGGGTAAAAATATAAGGGATATATCAACTTGTATGCCTTGCTCGTATGTATCAACTGTAATTTGATCTATTTTAGTCCTAGGATCATAGTTAACAATACGAGTAACATCTTCAACTACTGCTTCTTGTATTTCTTTTGTAAACGGTTCAAATAAGATATCCCATATAATGGTTCCAAATGTAAGATCGCTTAATTTTTCACTCTGTCTAATATGAAAATGATTTATTAAATCTTGCTTAATTAAGTCATAGTCGTATAATCCAAAGTTTTTTGCATCAGGTGAAACTGTAGAAAATCCTCTATAGGTTCTACCGTCAAGTGATTTTTTAGAATTTGGTTGTACTGTTACACGTTTATATAGATTTTTTTCTAATTGACTCATACTGTATTTACCCTATTAAAATGGCCCAATTGGCGGTGTTTCTGCTAAATTAGTATCTGGAGTGATTGTTACATCTGATTGCGATTCTTGCTCATCTATCAAACTTTTTAGTGCATCTGCTAATTCATTTTTAAATCTAGATACAACTGATTTTCTAACAGCAGGAGTACTTGAACCAAAATATTTCATTCCGTTACTTGCGGCTCTTTCTAAGTATACCATTTTAACCATTGCTCTATCAGATGGCGCATCTGCACCAATGGTTTTAACTGCTCTTTCAAATATACGTTGGCATCCTGAATTTCCATGTTGTATAGCTGTAGACCAAACAACATCTTGTAGCGTTTTAGAACGTTCTCGTGGATCAATTCCAATAGCTCGTTTAATACGTTTTGCAGCAGGTTCAAAGTATGTTTTAACAGCAAACGAATGTTGTGCTTCTGCATTAGCAGTATCAGACATTAAAGATTGCCAACCTTGTTTAAAAGTATCAGTCCCCGATCTTGCTGCATTTTCTCCGCCCAATGCGTTTATTCCATCATATAAACTAGAATAATTATGTTCACAATACTTAATAAAATTACCCATTGCTCCTGTATTAGCAGCAATTTGATATGTTCCATAACTCCAGCCTCCTGTTCTGTCATAACCAATAGCAGAAGGCTCTCCTCTAGACTCGTATTTTGCACTTAATGATCCTAATTCTTCACTAAATTCAAAATCTGGATTTGTTGCATAATCATCTGATCCTGTAAAACCTAAATCAGCTCCATTTGAATCTTTTCTTCCTGCAAGAGAAGTTGTACCTGAATTAATTTGTCCACCACTGCCAGCAACATATGCACTTGCTTTCCTGCCGCCTGTATTTTTAAAGAATGTGTCAGGAGTTAGTACTCTATTAGCTGACGGTAATCCTCCTGGTGTTTCTCTATCAGTTTCTGTTTTTTTGTAAGATAAAGGATCTAAATTTTCATGATGTGGCCAAGGTTCGTGTTGCGGAGCTCTACATAAAATACTTTCATAAGGTTCAATTATGCCGCCTGGTTTAACACGAGGTAAAGTTACTGTACCTAATATATCAACTTCTTTTGCAGTTTGTGCTGTTGCTGCTTTTGGTCCATTCATATGAACAAACGTTGCTGTTTCTCTGTGTTCCTTTTTGCTGCTTATATGAGTATATGCACCTGTAGTTAATCTATTATCACCGACTGATTTAATATTCATATTTCCAGCAGTGTCAATATATTGACTTTTCTTTACTTTCATATGATGATCTTTTGCAACAGTTACTTTACTATCAGCACCAATATGTAAATTGTAATCATATGCAGATTCTATTTGCACCCTGCCGCTAGGAGCATCATTTTTATCTGTTGCACTACCATCATTGTAACGTGCAGTTGCTTTAATATTAACATTTCTTCCTGCTTCTAAATTAATATCACGTTCAGCAGTAACGTTAAGATCATTCTCAGTCATAATACTAACACTGTCTTGTGCGTGAATATCGATTTTGCCATCGCTAGACATTTCTATCCATGTAGTACCTCTAGCATTTCCTATGTAAATTAAATCTTCCGAATTATGCAATAGAAGCTGATGCCCGGTGCGTGTTCTAAAACGTAACAATTCATTTTGAGGAATTGTATTATCGCCTTCTTGACCTTCTTTTACATTTTTGTAAATAGGCGGGCCGTCTTCTGCATGGGTAGCTCTTACAAACCTATCATCTCCGTCGTCCATTACAAAACTACTTCCGCCTAATCTATTAGAAGGAACTGAGATCTTTTGTTTTGCAGAACCAATTGCGGCTGTTGGGGCGCCGTCTCTATAATCTTTAGGACCCGGCGTACTAACGCCAAAAACCATGCTAGGTATTTCACGTCTAGCACTAGTAGTTGTTGTTCCTCGAACTTCGTCATTTAGTAAACCTTGGACTTCTAATGTTTCAGTAAAATCTTTATTGTATGGTTTATTAAATAGCGTAGGATCAATTAAAGCTCCATCTTCGTTTGCTTTATTATATTCTCCTACAGGAAGTTTTCTGTCTTTTAAATTTTCTGGTAAATCTGGTTGGGTTGTTTTTTCTGTTGATGCTCTGCCGTCAGGAACCATAAAGTTCATATAATCTGCAGGTATACATCCTATCCAATAACCAAAGTTTGCATTGCCTTCTGCAAAAATAACAAGAACACGGGTTCCAACATCTGGCGGCACCATCCACATACCGTAAGACTTTTGTGTATGCTGATATCCTTCATTTGCTGTAAGTGCATTATTAGGAGTTATTCCGTAAAACGGACTTAGGTACTTTACGTTTAATAATTGTCCTGTTCTTTCTGGTGTGCCACCAGCTGAAGTATATTTTAAAAGTTCAACTGTCAATCCGCCCATATACTTTGTATCAAGATTATTTACTACGATTGCTTCATACGGGCCTGGATCGTTGAATTTCTTTTCTGTATGTCTAGTTCTTTGGTAACTTGAAGCCATTAATTATTCCTTTAAGGAGTTGTAAAAACCTTTTTTCCACTTTTAAAATCATATCTGTCAAACCCAGGCTTTAGTACTTCGTAATTATATACTGTTCCTGAAGATGCAGTTGGAGGAGGTTCAGTAACAGTAGAAGGAGTAGTTGTTTCAGTATTAGGAGTTGCTGGACCTGCATCTGGTTCTTGATCTTCAGTTTCACTAGTTGTTTTTGTAGTAGTTGTTGTTTCTCCGGTCTTTGTGTTTTGTGTTGTTCTTGTTGTTGTGCCGCTGGTGTTCATTGTTACAGAAGAAGATTCTTCTGGCGGTTCATTACTAACATCTGGATTAGCTTCAAATATAGGAAGACCTTTGTACTCTCCACATTTAACAGAGCCCGGAGGCTGGAAAATTTTACTTCTATCACTATTTTCTACTATTTCTGCATTATACTCGTATAATGTACGTATTACATTTCCGTTAATAGATGCATATGCTATAAAAAATCTATTTTTCATAGTATAAAATGGTTCGCCGTTAACTACTCTAACAAGAGTAGGCATTGTATTTTCTGTTATAGGCTTTGCAACACTAGCAATATCTGCGACAAATTCATCGTATGTTAAATAGGTAATTGTTTCATATTCGTCTAGCCAATACTGACCTTCAACAGGAAGATCTTCAGAAGGAGCATCTGCCCCTTTTTGTTGAATGTCTTCTGGTCCTGCATCTGGTGCTAAATCTTGATATGGCATTAATATTCCTTATACTGTAATTATTTTATTTAAAAATAAGACTTTTGTAGATCTTGCCAATACTGAAAACTGCTTATGGGTGCTGATGATGGAACAACCCCTGATGCAGGTGTTGATATTTGAAAGTTGTCAGGATTGCCTGTAAACCCTACTTGATCTCCTGTAGTAGGATTTGTAGCAGTAACAGTTATTGTACCGTTAGGGTTGGTAGTTACTGTGGAGCCGCCGCCACCGCCGGCGCCGCCGCTGCCTTGTAATGCATCATTTATTGCTGTAGATGCAGCATTTGAAATATCGTTAATAGCATTATTAACAGCAGTTAATGCCGGTGATGGTGGCTGATAAAATAGATCAGGAAGTTCGGGGATTGTTCCTGCCGCAGGAATTGCTGGGAGCGCAGGAGCTAATGCACCTACATCAAATCCAGAAACACTAGCAGCAATTTCATCATAATCTGGAAGTGCTCCAATAACATCTAAATCAAATGCTGGCAGTTCTGGTGGATTTATTCCGAATACTTCTGTAGGAAGATCAGGAATATTAACGTCTAGTGCAGGAACTAACTTCGTAATATCGTCTACACCAAAAGTTAATTTTTTACTATCGTCACAAACTGCATTATCAAACTCGTCTGGGCTAGGTGGTATAGGAGGATTTGGATTTCCTGGTTCGCCATCTACAGTAACTGGTTCTTTTGCTATATCTACATCATTATTAACTTCAACAAATGCTTTATTATTAGTAGTTGCAGGGTCGTCTTGACCTCTACGCCTAATTAATTTAAGTGTTTGGGTAAATTGTCCTCTTGAAAATCTATTAGTAACTGCCCATACAGAAAACAGTCCACTAAAGCCAGGAACCACTGTTGGCATTTCCATAGTTGCGCCTTTTATTTGATAATCAAACGGTGTTTTAAAATTAACTACACAAAATACTTCAGATTGCTGATATGTCATTGTGCCGTCTGCTGTAGCATTTGGTGAATCGCCGGGTGGTGCAACATAGTTTCCTGTTTCTTGAGGGATAAAGAAAGGATCTCCCATAATTTCCATTTCAGCAGTAACCATATCCAGTGGCATATTAGTAATTCTATCATGGAACATTTCAGCAATTTGTCTTCTAATATCTGGATTTACTGATCCGCTACTTTCTGTACTTAAACTAGCTGCTTGCTCTGTAGGTGCTCCTGCTTCTGTTTTTTGTGTGAGATCAGTGTCTTTTGGCGGTGTTGCTGAAGTAATAGTTTCAGTAATTGCTGTATTTGTTTTATGATTATCTCCTCTAACTCCGCCTTTGTTCATACCAAAATTAGATAATGCTGTTTGCATAAACGCTTGATTAAAATTGATATCAAAATTTAATACATCTTCGTTCTTACCAGTGTAGATATAATTATATTCTTTTGCAGCAGCTTTTTTTAGACCCTCAGTATTTGCAGGTTTTTGGTTAGTTGCTAATACGTGCGCTTCGTCAACTTCGTATTCAACTACAGAATATACATATACTTTAGGCGGACGTCCTAATTGATACTCAGTTTCTGGATTTTCATCAATAAAAACTTGAGTGTCAATTTTATACCATTTGTTTAGACCATTAGTTGAACCTTCAGTAGATTTTTCTGCGGCATACTCGCTTTGATTAACTATTTTTTCAATAATTTTAGTAATTCTTTCACCCTGACCAAATTGATAATCTCTTGCCTTGTCAGATGCTTGGGCTGCTTGAGATGATGCGTCTACTTTTCCAGTGTTAGGATCAATTGCAGCAGCTGGTTCTGCTTCTGCTTGGTTTCCTCCTACATTTGAACTTGTAGTTACTGCACTTATACCAATTGCATTCATCTGATCTTCATCTTCGGCATATGTTTTTAAAATAGCAAATGTAGAACTTGCAGCTTTGACTTCTACATTGTTTACTTTATCGCCTTGATAAGTGTTACCTGTGAGATCTTTTGTTGAACCTTTTTGTTCTTTAATAGCATCTTCAACGGTAGTTGTAAATGCCGATTCATCAACTTCATTTTCTTTTAGTGCATCAACTAGTGCTGTTCTAGTTTTTGGAAATACAATTACATACCTGTCAGACGAAGATATAGCTTCTGAATCTTCTAGAGCTTCAATCTGAGCGTTTATGCCTCCACTTACAGAGGCTATTGATGTTTCTAAAATTTCATGTACTAATGTTCCAGTAGCTTTAATAGGTGTTTTAACATGATTAACAGTATCTGATAGTCCTGACTCACTCATTGGAACTGCTCTAACACTATAAACGCTCCCTGTTCCTGATACATTAAAATCAACCGTTGTAATTTTAATTGGAATAAAAATAGGACGCTGTAAAAAATTAGCAGTTTGTTGGCCGCCTTCGTTCCATCCCACAAAGTCAAACTTTAAGCAAAACGGAGCATCTAAATAATTTTGGTAACCCGTATCACGTGCTATACCTATGATTGCTTCAACAAAATTTCCCATCGAATACGGTTCAGTTACTGTAAATGATAGATTTGTTCCCATTGCTACACCAGTATTTGGATTTGGTGCAATAACTGCTTCTAAATCGATATCATCAATATAATACTCTGCATGTTCACTTGTGCCGCCGCCAGTTTCATCAAAAACTTGGTAACGTTTATCTAAGTTGCCGCGGCCGCTGTTTAAAATACTTTTATTGAAGCCACCTGCGCTTCTATAAGAGGCAGGATTATTGTATTCTTGTGAACTTAACACACCTAGTGTAATAATATAATTGTATCCGTTATGATTTCTTAGCGGGTTTGGTATTCTGCTTGCAGACTCGCCGGATGCAGAAAACGGACTTTTATATCCTGTATCTATAAATTCTCCACTAAAGTTTGTTCTGTCTTTAAGCTCGTCAAATTGCGCTACTAAAGAATCAAATCGTCCGCCTGTTAATCCAATAAGATCTGCTTGTCCTCTAGTAATAATACTAATAGGATCAGAAAGTATACTTTTAAAAGTAGCATCGTTACCGATTATACCACCCAATGCCTCTCCTACAGCACCTGATAGCCCACTTACTAAACCACGTGTAGCACTATTAATAAAATCATTTCCCTGGGTAATACCAGTTACATTAGATAATACACCATTAGTTGTATCTTTTACAGCATTTGAAATGTCATTAATATTTGGTGCTGAGTTTGATACTGTAGTTACCGCAGTTGTTAAAAACTTACTCATTTACAATCCTAATGTTTGTCTTATTAATTTGTCTTGTGGTAGATAAATTTTAGTTCCTGCAATAAAATCAAAAACAGGATCTTTAATAATATCCATGTTACGTTGTGCAAAAACCCACCATAACTCTCTTCTTCCATAAGCAACATAAGCTAATAAATCAGGCCTATAAGTAAATTCAGGCCTAATCTCATAAAGAACATCATCCGGATGTACAGGAATAGCTCTAGGAGATAGGATATCTAAATATCCTGATTTATTAACTGTTGTATTGCCGTATGGTGATAAACTTTTTGTTTGCATTAGATAAATCCTTCGTCACCCTGAACGTGACCGCCTGCTGCATATTCATTCAAACTAAATCTTGCTTGCGAACGTCTTGCGTACTGCGGCTGTAGTGTTACTGTAATTGTACTTTGTACTGGTACAAAGTTTTTAATTCCGTTAACGGTACATTCAATATAATCACTATCTTGTGGCATATCAGTTGTAAAGTTTGTTATAACAACAGGAATATTATTTAAAACATGGTCACCGTAACCATTTAGTCTACAAACAGGTGGAGGATTGCCTAAAGGATCACTTTCTCCATAAAACATTTTTGTAGCAGTTCTTAAAAAGTGTAAACACGCAATCCAATACTTTGCATCGTTTTCATTTTCTTGAAAAAATTCTCCTGTAATTGTAATAGCATCAACTTGGCTATTTTCATATGCATTATATGCATAATTTGTATGTGTTGGTTGAACTTGTGCATAATTAGCTGTGTGACTAAACAACACTGACGGATTAAACGGAAACACCATTCTATTTCCTGTGTTAAATGCCGACGAAGTACCTGTACTTTCTTTTAATGGGCCGAGTATGTCACCTACTAATAATACCTCAGGAATACTAATAGCAACTCTCCAGTCACTATCATTCCTAGTTGATATATCAGATGAAATAATTGCTCGTGTAATAGTTCGATCACTAATAACTGTATCAAAAAGAAACTGGGCAGTCACGGCTCCAAGTGGACCCAGTCCGCTGATGTATTGTCCTGCTGCATCAGTCGCAGCTGATGTGACTGCGTCAACGGCATCTTTAGCTAATGATGATGCAAAGTTTGCTGCTCTAAATTCTGCCATATTTTTTCTCCAATAACACTAGTATTTAGTTGACAAAATTATGTATGTATATTATAATAAATATATTAACCTGGAGCCTAACAATAATGCGAGCAAAAAATTATCTAAACAACAAAGATATCTTAAAAGAAATACACAAGTCAAAAAATACATTCAATAGCTACATAGATCCGTCATACGGACAATATGATATTATTTTACCTGATGTAGAAAAAATTAATATACGTACAATTGCGGAAGCAAAACGTAATAAAGCAAAAAAACTGTCAAGTGCAGAATA